TCGTTGCGCGATCCAAAGACAGGTCTTGCAAAGGTCACTGTTGAGGGCAAGAGATTGCCGGATGGCCGCACGGAAATTACACAGATCAAGGGCGACTTCAACTCGTTCCCCGGACTTTACACAAATGATCTCTTTAACTTTTTTGACCATATGGGGTACAAATTTACCTTCCCCAATCGTAGCGAACACTATTTCAAATCCCCCACTAATCAACCTCTAGATAACCCAATTATTATTGATTGGGGGGACACTTACAAAAAATGGGTACAGAATAAAAACGTAGATGTTTCTAATCAGCTACCTCCCCCTCCCGGGCAGATAGATATCCCGTTTGCCAAAGGTGGTATGGTAGAACGTCAAGTTAGCACTGCCCGATACATATAAGGACAAAACATGCCCATCGAAAAACGCATCACAGGCGATGACTACCCCGACGCAGGGGTGGATATTGAAGTTGAATCGCAGGAAGCTCCCGAAGATCTGCCTGATGTAGAGATTGAATTTGACTCTAAGACCGGTGATTTGTTGGTCAACATTGGCAAGGAAGAGGACGATGATGTGCCCTTTGATGCCAACTTGGCCGATGTCATTGATTCGGATGTGTTGGGCAAGATCAGCGGCGAGCTGATGCTGCTGTTTGAAGCGGACCAAGCTACCCGCAAGGACTGGGAAGACCAGTACAGCAAGGGCATGAAGCTCTTGGGCTTTAACATGGAAGAGCGCACCAAGCCATTCAAGGGCGCAAGCGGCGTGAGCCACCCCCTGTTGACCGAGAGCATCGTTCAGTTCCAGTCCACCGCGCTGAAGGAACTCTTGCCTGCTGAAGGCCCTGTTCGTACACAGGTGCTGGGCAAGGAGACACGCGAGAAGCTCATGCAGGCCGACCGCGTGCGCGACTTCATGAACTACCAGATCACCTCCGTGATGGAGGAATACACCCCCGAGTTTGATCAACTCCTGTTCTACACCGGCTACGGCGGCTCGACCTTCAAGAAGGTCTACTACGACGAGAACAAGGGCCGCATGACCAGCGCTTTGGTGTTGGCCGACAACTTGTACATCCCGTACTGGGGCAGCTCAGTCATGAGCGAATGCGAGCGCATTACTCACCGCGTTCCGATGACCTTGAACGATTACAAGAAGGCCGTTGTGCGCGGTCAATATTTGGATACGGCGCAGCCTCAGTCCATGGCCGAGGGCAACCCCAGCATCATCCAAAAGGCCGTGGACAAGGTAACGGGCATGGCCCCCAATGCGGAAGAGGAAGAGGTCAGCCTGCTGGAGTTCCAGTTGGATTACGACTTGGAAGGCTTTGAGCACAAGGACGAGGACGGCGAAGTCACTGGTATTGCGCTGCCCTACATCATCACTATGGACGAGAACACTGGCGATGTCGTCGGTATCCGTCGCAACTGGAGAGAGGGCGACAAGCTCTTCAAGCGCAAGCAGTACTACGTGCACTACCGCTTGGTCCAAGGCCCGGGAGCCTATGGCCTTGGCTTCTTGCACTTGGTTGGTGGCCTGACCAAAACGGCTACGGCCGCGTTGCAACAGTTGCTTGATGCCGGTACGTTGGTGAATCTGCCAGCGGGCTTCAAGGCCAAGGGCGCACGGATCATGAACGATGACGTGCCAATCCAGCCGGGTGAGTGGCGAGACATGGATGCAGGCGGCATGGAGCTGCAATCATCCTTGTTGCCGCTGCCGTACAAGGAGCCCAGCCAGACGCTCATGGCGTTGCTTGGATTTTGTGTGACTGCTGGCCAGCGCATGGCCAGCATCTCTGACATGCAGGTTGGCGACAGCAATCAAAACGCTGCTGTGGGAACGACGATTGCGTTGCTTGAAAAGGGCAGCTCGGTCATGTCGGCCATCCACAAGCGGTTGCACTACAGCCAAAAGTTGGAGTTCCAACTGCTCGCCAAGGGCTTTGCGGAGTTCTTGCCTGATGAATACCCTTACGATGTACCCGGCGAGAGCCGCGTCATCAAGAAGAAGGACTTTGATGACCGCATTGATGTGTTGCCGGTCTCTGACCCCAACATCTTCTCTGTTGCTCAGCGTATCACCATGGCGCAAACCCAGCTGCAACTGGCTCAGTCTGCTCCCCAGATGCACAACATGTACGAAGCCTACCGCCGGATGTACGAGGCGATTGGTGTGCGCGACATCGACCAGATCCTGAACTCACAGAATGTGGACAAACCTAAAGATCCGGCCAGCGAGAATGGTCAGGCCTTGGACGGCTCACCACTCAAGGCATTTGCTGGCCAGCAGCACGATGCGCACATCATGACGCACATCTTGTTTGGCTTGTCTCCATTGATGGCAGGCATGCCCAATGTGGCCGTGAACCTGCAAAAGCACATCTTTGATCACATCCGCTTAAAGGCGGAAGAAGACACCGAAGCCGAATTGTTCAAGCAATACGGTACCGACCCTGAGAAGATGGTTTCGGCTTTGCAACGCGAGGCAATGGTTGCCATGAAAGTGGCCCAAGGCTTCCAAGAGGTCAAAAAGTTGCAGGAAGAATTGGCAGGCAATCAGGAAGATCCGTTGGTGGCGCTCAAGAAACAAGAGCTGGAACAGTCTGCCCAGAGGGATCAGGCCAAGATAGGCATCGATCAGGCCAAGTTGCAGCTCGACCAGCAGCAGGAACAGGCCGACCAGCAGGAGAGCCAAGCCAAACTGTCGCTGTCGGCCCAGAAAATGCAAATGGATATGGCCAAAATGTCAAACCAAGGAGCCAGAAATGCGCAATAAACCCAAAGTCATGCCAAAAATGGCACAGAAAACACAAAAACGGGTGCCAAAAGCGCCCCCAAGTGGTAAAAACCCACCCGGCGTGTCGTACGTTTACCGAAAAGATGCTTTCAACAAGGTAAAAATAGCGTAAGATGTGAGTACACCCTTCGGACAGGGGCCATACTGTCTGCTTCATTGGAGTAATCCATGCTTGAATTTGCAGAGACCGTTTTTTCAGCTATCCGTCGCCTCGAAAAACAGACAGGCGACATGATTTTGTCTGGATCAGTGCGGGATATGGAGCAGTACAAATTTCTGATGGGCCGTCTTGAGGGTTTTCGCTTTGTAGAGGATGCTGTAAAAGAGCTTCTCAACAAAAATCCCAACCTTTGAGGACCAACATGACAGAAGTTACTGCACTGGAACAGAAATGGGCACAGGATGCGGCTGACGAGGCCGCTCAGGCGGCTGCAAAGGCCGTTGCTGACGCTGTTGCATCAGCCGAAGCCCGTAAAGACCACGATGAGCAGGTCTCCAACATCAAATCCCACTTGCCAACCGCCACTGGCTGGCGCTTGATCGTGCTGCCGTACCGTGGCGCACGCAAAACCAAGGGTGGCATTGAATTGGCTGACCAAACGCTTGAGCGCCAGCAGCTCACAACCACATGTGCATACGTTTTGTCTGTGGGCCCATTGGCCTACAAGGACGAAGTCAAATTCCCCACCGGTGCTTGGTGCAAGGAGGGGGATTGGATCATTTTTGGCCGCTACGCGGGTGCGCGTATGGCCATTGACGGTGGAGAGATCCGGATTCTCAACGATGACGAGATCTTGGCCACCATAAACGACCCAGAAGACATTCTGCACATGTGAGGTAATCAATGGCAACTATGACAGTACCAGACAATCAACTGGAATTTGATTTAGGCGAAAACGAAACCGCCACAGACATTTCCATCGCCGAGGACGGTAATGCGCAAGTCGCGGAACCGCCCCAGTCCCCCGCTGTTGTTGAGGATTTCGGCCAATCCCACCGGGAAGAACTGGAAACCGTAAGCGATGCGGTTCAAAAACGCATCTCTAAGCTCACTGCCCGCATGCGGGAAGCCGAGCGCCGCGAACAGGCTGCCATTGAGTACGCCAAAGGCCTGCAAACCCAGACCCAAACGCTTCAGCAAAGGCTTGTCCACACGGATTACAGCCGATTGAACGAAGCCAAGACCCGTTTGGAGACCCAGCAGACCACGCTCAAGGCCATCATCCGCAAAGCTCGCGAAGAAGGTGACATTGACACCGAAACCGAAGCCCAGCAACGCCTGACAGACCTTGTGTATGAGCAGCGACAAGTGGCGGGATGGCTGCAAGAGCAAGGCCAACAGGTTGAAACATACAAGCAGCAGCCCCAACAGTCCCAGCAACAAGCTCGGGCCCCACAGGCCGCCCCGCAAGCAGCCCGCCCAAGCCAACAGGCAGAAGACTGGGCAGAACGTAATCCTTGGTTTGGCCAAGACCGCGTTTTGACCTATGCTGCATGGGGTATCCACGAAACCATGGTGAGTCAAGAAGGTATTGACCCCAATTCAGATGAATACTATACTGAATTAGATCGTAGACTCGTAGAAGAGTTTCCGAACAAGTTTCAGAGCCGTAGCTCTGCCCAACCCAACAGACAACAGCGTTCCGCACCCGCTGTTGCACCTGCAACCCGTAGTTCGGGAGTCAATAGTGTGCGCCGTACTGTCCGGCTGTCGCCGAGTCAGGTTGCCATTGCAAAGAAACTGGGTGTTCCGATTGAGGAATACGCCAAGTACGTCAAGGAGTGAACATGAGCGAAAAACTTACAATCGATAGAGCTTCCCGCACAGCGGTAACCCGTGAAAAGGAAGAGCGTCGCAAGCCATGGAAACCACCTTCACGCTTGGATACACCACCGCCTCCTGAGGGGTATGGATATCGTTGGATTCGTGCAGAAGTCAACGGTTTCTTGGATAAACAAAACGTCTATAGCAGCTTGCGCGAAGGCTATGAGCTTGT